AAGTATAACAAGAGAGGATTTACCATTAAAAACATCTATGGCATTTAATAGGAGGTTTGAAGTAATTGAACGCGTGAAAAAAGATTCAAAACAAATTATTGACACTGTATCAATATTTGAAAAAGGTTTACAAGGAAGACATAGATTCTTATATTCAAATTCAAAGTGGTTTGACAATTGCGAATACTTTACTATTAAAGATGATGGAGAATGTATAACTATAAAAAAACAAATAGGAGTAGATGTTCCTAAAAAATCTTATAAATTTTCTAAAAGCAGGAAATTTTGCTTTGAATCAGAATTGCCTATTGGTAAATTTGAAATAGACAAGGACGAAAGCGATGAGGACACGTTAGTAATATACTATAAGTGATAAACATCAAAGCCCATCTATAATGATGGGCTTTTTTATTATCTTTGCACTATGATAAATGAAGTTAGAAATACGGTATTGGCTGTATTGAGCAAGGACAATAGAGGATACATTACTCCAGAGGAGTTCAATCTATTCGCTAGACAAGCTCAACTTGAGATATTCGAACAATACTTCTACGATTACAGCAATCATATAAATAAACAAAACGCTAGACTTGATAACTCAGGATATTCAAACATACCTGAAAGATTGGGTGAAGTTATAGATAGATTTTTAGTTGACTTGACATTAGGGTATGACGCTGTGTCTGGTAAGTTTTATGCACCTGGGGACAACAACATACTTACACCTAAGCAATATCACGCAATTAGACTTACGTATAACAATTCAACAGAGATTGAGAAGGTAGCTTTTAATAAGATATTGTATTTAGTTAACTCTAACCTTACTGCACCAACTGTCAAGTATCCAGTGTACACGCTGAATAATTATAACTCATCTAGTGCAAGTATAAAGGTATACCCAACTACAATTACAAGTAATGTAGTTATGAGTTACGTAAGACATCCATTTGATCCTAAATGGACATGGCAAGTTCTAGCAGGCGGTGAGCCTGTATTTAATCAGTCAGCTGCTGACTATCAAGACTTTGAGTTGCCTCTTAGTGATTCAGCAGAGTTAGCTCTTAAGATATTACAGTATGCTGGCGTATCTATCGGTGAGAATGATGTTGTTCAGCTTATGGATGCAGAAGAGACTAAGGACTCACAGAAAAAACTTTAACGTATGGCATATATAAATAATCTTCAGTACTATACAAATAATGGTAACACTCCAAATAATTTAAATTGGGGTTCTTATCAGTTTGTATCTATGGATGATGTTGTAAACAACTTCATGTTGATGAACATAGGTGACGATAAGTTGCTTAACAACGTAAAGAGACATGAGGTTATATTTCATGCTAAGAGAGGTATTCAAGAGATAACTTATGATGCCCTTAGAAACTTTAAGATTATTGAGATCCAAATGGGTGATAATCTTAAGTTGATTATGCCTCCAGATTATGTTAACTACGTAAGAATATCTGTAAACATTGAGGGTGTACTATATCCATTAAATGAGAACCTAAGTGCTAACTCAGCTACTGCATACTTACAAGATAATAATCAAAACATATTATTTGACTTAGACGGAGAGGTTCTTACAGGTGATTCAGTTCTAGATATAAGAAGAGGTGAACAGCAGCAGTACTTTGGCCCAGGCACATTTAATGGATACTACGGATGGTCTTACAATGGGAATTGGTACTTTGGATATAACATTGGTAGCCGTTACGGTCTACAGACTGATACAGCAAACGTAAATCCTACATTTACTGTAAATAGAGCAGCAGGTGTAATTGACTTCAGTTCTGGAGTTAGGAATCAATTGATTGTCATTGAGTACATATCTGACGGCATGGAGAATGGTAATGATGACGCTATTACTATAAACAAGTTAGCTGAGGACTACATATATGCATATATCAAGTGGGCTATACTTGACAACAAGTATGGAATTCAGGAGTACATCATTAGAAGAGCGCAGATAGCTAAGACAGCTAAATTAAGAAACGCTAAACTTAGACTTTCAAATATACATGCGTCTAGGCTTATTATGGTGTTGAGAGGTAAAGACAAAATAATTAAATAGATATGCCAGAATTTAATAATACCTTCATAAGTGGTTCAATGAATAAAGACCTCGATGAGAGGTTGATACCAAAGAATCAGTATAGGGATGCGTTAAATATAGATGTAACTGTAAGCAAGGGTGAAGATGCAGGTGTTGCCAAGAATAAAATGGGTAATACTCGCTCCGTTGACATTGCTGATTTATCTGGTCGTGTTGTAGTTGATCCAATTACATTTGAGGAATTAGCTAAGACAATTGGTGCAGTAGAGTATGAGGCATTCAATAAGATATATTGGTTTGTTGCTTGCGATACATTTGATGGTATATACGAGTATGATGAACCTACAGGTACAGCGGTTCGTGTATTACAATCCAACAAAGCAACTCCATCTACTCCATCAAAGCTTAACTTCAGAAAAGAATATCCTATTACTGGAGTAAACTTTATTCGTGGGAATGATGAGAACAACTATCTATATTGGACAGATGATTATAATCCACCTAGACGAATAAATATTACTAGGGTAAAATCTGATCCAAGTGGTGTGTCTGGATATCAAGTAGATGATCCTAGGATTGATAATGATATCGATGTAGTTCTTGCACCACCACTTTTTGCACCAAGCATTTTTCTTTATAATGACGAATATGTAAATGATACAAACAACTTATCTGAGAAGTTTTTATATTTCTCATACAGGTATAAGTATGTTGATGACCAGTATAGTGCAATGTCACCCTTCTCTGCTGTATCATTTATGCCAAAGGAGTATGAGTACGATTATGGCGTAGGGAATAACAAGTCAATGACAAACTTTTACAATTCTGTAAGAATCAGTTTTGAGACTGGCGATGAGTTTGTAGAAGAGATTCAAGTATTTGTACGTGATACTAAAAACATAAATGTTGGTATAGTTGATACATTCTCAAAGAGTGAGAATCCTGATATTTTAGATAACTCATCATATACAATTACATTCAACAATAATAAAGTATATGCAGCACTACCTAACGATCAAGTAACAAGGCTGTACGACAATGTGCCATTACTTGCTAAGGCTCAGGACGTTGTTGGAAACAGAGTAGCTTATGGAAACTATGTTCAGTTTAGAGATATCGTTGACTGTACTGGTAACAATGTAGAGATAAATTATCAGTTAAGTGTTAAAAATCCTCCTTCAGTAGCTGCTACTGAGGCTGACCCGAAATCAACATGGCGGTCTGACAGAGATTATGAGATTGGATTGGTTTATCTAGATGACTATGGACGTATGAGTACAGTACTTACTGCTCCTCCTGCAAGCCCTGCAAATGGTACAAGTAATACTATATACATACCACCAGCTAATTCATCAACTCCAAATACTCTTGTTCTTAGCATAAAGAACAATCCACCTTGTTGGGCTACACACTATCGTGTATATGTTAAGCAGAGCAAGAAGTCTTACTATAATGTATTCCCAATACTATATTACTCTGATGGTTTATTTAGATATTTCTTGATAAACGAATCAGAATTAAGTAAAATAAATGTTGGTGAGTACGTAATATTTAAATCTACAGCAGCAGGTGCTACAAACTCAAATAAAAAATATAAGATACTAGAGGTAGAGAATAAATCTGCAAACTTTTTATCGGGTGGTTCTACTGAGATAGCTGGATTATATTTTAAGATTAAGGTTGATAATACTACAGAACTTTCGGGTGGAGATATATTTAATTTTACATCTACTGGAGTTGGAGGTGGAAGGGTTGTGGGTGATTTATATTTAGCTTATTCCCCTGGACCTATTCAGAATACTGCTGTAGCTGATGCCAATCCAGCTTTAGTTATAGACGAATTTGTTGAAAATCCTATATTCTATGGTGATGGAGATCCGCTAGGAGTATCTTTGGTTACAGATCAATTTTTTAACTCTGGAGGTGACGATGAAAGGATAACGATACAGATTGATACACCAACCACTTATTCAGTATATAAGAATCCAATAGGTCAATATTCATATAGTAACTATAATGATTTAATAGGTTCTAATTTACCAATATCAACAGGTGTATCTACTAGTATTGCATTTTTCTTTAATGTGTACTTTAATCAATCAACATATAATGTTGGTGATAGATGGGTATTTAACTGTAGGGCAGGTAAGGTTCCAAACGCACCAATAGGAAATAGAGCTTGTGCTATAGTCCCTGGAGGGTTGAACCAATGGGTTGATGATAAAAAAATATTGACAGGTGCTGTAATAAAAATACAGATTAAAGAAGATACTTATAATCCAAGTGGATCAGAGCAACTATTGCAACCATTTCCCCCGTCACCACAAGATTATGAAAATAT